ATGGATAACGATTTACAAAATAAGATTGATGTACTCGGTCTTCAAGCTGTGGATGAAGCAGCTTATAACAAAGATCTAAAACCTCACGAGGAAACATACAAGCGAGCGAAGATAGATATTAATCGTTTTGAAAATTACAAACTGTATGATGGGGTACACATGCTCCATTCTATTGAATATATCGAACGAACTCCAATAGAAGAGTTATTAAATCTCATAAGGCTAATGCTCACTATAAAAAGATTAATCGCTTGCAGAAATTTAACATACTAGAAAAAACTAGTGTTATTACAAATGCAAAAATCCCTCTTTCAAGATTATCAGATTACAGAATCGGATGTGATGAAACGAATAGTCATAAGAAAACTGTAGAAGAAATTTTGGAAGATTTAAAGAATGGGGAAACAAGAAAAGCTGTATTTACAGGAAATCAAGGGACGGGAAAAAGATTCCTAGCATACAGTATGCTTCATGAATTAAATCAATATTTCTGGGATATCAGTCAGGAAGAAGAAAACTATCATCTTATGAAAAGTTGTTTATATGTTGAATTAGAAACAATAACAAGGTTGATTATGGATTCTTTCGATGATAAGAGCGGCAAATATACTCTTCAATATTTTGTTCAATTAATTGGACAAGCTGATTTTGTTGTATTAGATGATCTTGGTGCAGAAAGCGGGTTAACTGATTCGAATAGACAGGCATCGGATTTCATTCAACGTCTTTTATATGCAGTATCAAATACTAGACAAGGAATGAGTACATTTACCACTACAAACTTTACTGGAAAACAACTTTTTAATAAATATGATGCTAAAACAGTTAGTCGTTTATTAGGTGATTCAGAGGTTTTGAAATTCACAACAGCTGATCAAAGGCTTGCAAATTTAGGTTTCTAATAAGGAGGAATAAACATGTGTGCAATATGTAATGGTACAGGAATTATTCGTAAAGAAACTTATCCAGGTGTAATTGAAACAAACGGTTGTAAGTGTGAAGTAGCAAAGCAACAACAAGCAGATAATGATAAGCGATGGAAAGCATGGTTAGTGAAATTTGAGTCAATGAAACAAGAGTTGCAACGGAATCAACACAAAAAAGTTAGCTAACAAGAAAAAGGGGGATTTCAGTCGTATGAAGCCTACGAAAGTTGAAATCGATGTTACTGATAATAAAATTTATGTGGTCAAGAATGGTGAGGTTACGCCACTGAATCCTCCAGTAACAGGATTCGGAGAACAAGTAATTACTTGGCAAGGCGGAAAAGTTGATCGTGTATCAACTACAATCACAGAAAAAATCAAATAACTGGGGATGCGATTATGAAGCAATTAACAATTGATGATGTTATAGGCAGTTTTAACTATAACGCGATAAGTACCAGTGAAAAGTTTTTGAATCCAAGCTATGAAGTGCATTTCTACGATAAAGAGGAACGGCAAAAGATGGATTGCTTTGATGCTAGGAGTGAAGCTGAAGATTGGAATGCAACGTTAGAAGAGCATGGTAATGGTAAAGGTATTCAGAAGATTATGGTAATTCATTCGAAGCGTAACAGAGCTGAATTTTTGGCACTAGATTAGGAGGGGAAACAAATGACCTTAAATCGGTGGTTAACGAATGAAGAGTATGAGGTAGCTAAATCTAATGGTATTAGTAGAAGAGCTCTTTACATGAGAGTTTACACATATGGATGGGAATTACCAGAAGCATTAACAATACCGCCAAGAGCATACTGGCATATTGGCGAAGGGAAATTCAACAAGTTATTAAAAGTAGCGAAAGAAAACGGAATTATTCCTAGTACGTTTTATGGGAGAGTCAATAGCGGATGGGATCCACAAGATGCAGCGACTATTCCTGTTCGTAAACAAAATGATAGAAAAGATTGGGCTAAGATAGCTGAAGAAAATGGGATTAGTGCTAGTACTTTTAGATCGAGAGTAGCAACTTATGGATGGGATCCAAAGAAAGCAGCTACAACACCAGCTAGGAATAAAAAAGCAAAGAAAAACATTAGTTAAAGGGAGCGGATGACAATGAAAACAATGGAAAACGGTGTATATGGAGTAACAAAGTTAATCAGTAAATCAAAGGAAGGACAAGCTGTAATAGATATCAATCAAATTTGTGAATTGGATCAATATCAAGAAGCAGCATTATGTACATGGAATACAAATAACGATTTCGGTGGACGTGTTTTAAATGCATCATTAGGGCTTACGGGAGAAGCTGGTGAAGTTGCTGATATTGTAAAAAAAGCAATTTTCCATGGTCATGGATTTGATCCGGCTCATTGTCCAGGAGAAGAAGAAGGGAACACGCATAAAATTGCTTTAGAGCTAGGCGACATTTTGTACTACATTTCAATCATGTCTCACGAAATGGGATATACCCTAGAAGATATCGCTCAAATGAATATATCTAAATTAGCAACAAGATACCCAGAAGGATTTAGTCGAGAAGCTAGTCAAAAACGTGTAGATGTGAAGTGTAAATCGTAATAAAAAGAGCCATGAGTGGAAAGGCTCATAGCTCCTTGCGTAAGGGTAATGATTTTATAGGTAAATATTATCATGAAATCCCAAAAAATTCAATGTCAGTCAATTAATTGGCATATAATTTGATTTTTGTACAAATATACACTGAGTGTTAAGTGCATTTCAATAGATAGAAGCCCTACTCTCAAAAGGGAATGATGAGAGTAGAGCCTGTGGATGGTGTTACTGAATGCTCGGGTTGATGAACACCAGTAAAAAAATAATATCACGATTATTCAGAAAAAACACCAGATAATTGTTTCCGATTTTTCAAATAATAGTTAATTAGTTTTAAATGAACAAAAGCGTTATTTGAATAGGAAATGGCAGGTAATTGACTAAGTTACCTGCCATGATCCTAAACAGTCCGGAGGAGTGAGCCCCGTTTCAAAAGAGTACCGCCGTGGGAAGTCGGCTTAGAGGATAGTATGTGTAATGTAAAAAAGATTATTCGTAAAGGGGAATGGGAAATGGATAAGCAAAAAAGAATTGAAATCGTGAATTCACTCATTAAGTATCTTGCAGATCATGAGAGAGAGTTCTTTCGTTACAAAGATAGAACGGCACGTTTTGAGCATGATGGTAGAAATCTATGGTTCATTGATCACGGTACGAATGTTCCGATGCGTATGACAAGAAGTTCTTACATGAATAAGAAGCAAGAACATAATTTCTCTGGTGGCGGAACAATGTGGGGATTAATCAGAGATTTCACGGACTTTATTTTTGGTAATGATAACTCGAACGGTAGAAATGGTTATGGTGGATTGCACTGTACTCATTGGGGTTGGTCAGAAGAAGGTATGGAAAAAATGCGTGATTATGCAAGGGAAAACGGATACTTAAAAGCTTCATAAAATAGTTATTGTACGAAGAATAAATAAAAGAATCCGTCATTAATAAACGGATTCAGTTCAGAGGTTTGCAAGAAATTCAAGGTAACTGGCTCAAGGAAACCTGTGGAATTCCTTGTGATAATACTGTATTCAAAGGAATCAATGAGGTTAATGAAATTTAAATAAAATTCTTATTTTGGAGGGAAACGGAATGGAAATCAAAGTGAACGAGCAAGCGCAACGTTTTTATCTAGCGATTGATGAATGGGTACCTGCAGCTGGCCATGAAATTAGAGTGGGACAATATCGTTTTTGCGCTATTCCATTAAATAAATCTATTAATATTTCGGAAGTAACATCTGGTGTACATGCTATAACTATTCCAATTGACATGAGAATTTGGATGGCAACAAGTACTAAGGAAGATACAATGAGGTTTTTAGAAAAAGCAGGTGAAGGTTTAAAGCGAATCCTTAAGAGATAAAGGAATTTGGATGAATTATTTGAAAAAATAAAAAGATAGTATTTGATCGTTTGGGAGAAATTCCGCCGATTGAAGATGTTGATACGGATTGGATAACTGCTGATATCAGTGACGTGACTCATTAAGTAATACAAAATCTTTATTTAAAAACAAGAAGCCCTAGAGTTAGGGCTCTAGGGCTTCTTGTTTTGGTATTCTCATATGGTTCTTTAAAAAGAATAGAACATAATGAAGATAACATATGAATGTTTCATAAATGTATCAAAAAATTGAACAAAATTGCTATTGTAGAAGAAGCAGAAATGAAGTTTCTAATACGTAAGTACGTGAAAGGTATTATTTCCAGTGGATAAAATGCGTGTGGGGCACCTAATCATTATTTTATCGGAGGAAAAGAATATGTTATGAACTTGGTTGAATGAAAAAATGAAAATTTTACTTTTAGAGTGAAACTGAACAAAACGCTATTTTAATAAGTAAATAAAAGAGAGCACATTTGAGTATGTGCTCTTGGATAAGGGGTGCTGAATTTTAATTTATTGATTCTCTTTCATCGGAGGTATCAAATTTATCGATTAATTTAAAGATAGCCTCTAGAAGAACCGTAGATAAAATAGCAAAAATCAATACAGCATGAGGTGTTAATTTCACAGTTGTAAAATTAAGATTAACTAGCCAAAAATATCCGACATACATCGTTAGGAAGGTACTAACAATTGAAATTGTAAACCCTAAGAAACCTAATTCTTTTAGCTTTTCCTCAGATAGTTTGAATACTCGTAATACTAAAGAGAAGATGATTCCTACTATGAAAAAACCAATGCATAATGTCAATAGTGATATTATACTTGGATATTCAACATCATCAGGCATCCATTGTTTCACTCCTACAATTATAGCTGTAGGGAGCACAATAGGTATTAACAGTGGTGATACTATTAGAAAAATTGCCAATAGTCTACTGATTTTGTTTGTTTCATTGTTGTTTTGATTATTCATAAACCCTCCAAAAAATAATATAAAGATCAATATTCTAGAGGATTTTAACACAAAAGTGTTAGTAAGACTATAGCTAAAAATAAGGATGGTTTTAAACAAAAATTTCACTTTGTAGAAATAAGGAAACTAAAAAAGAGCACCATACATCAGTGCTCTTTAAGATAGGAGGTAACTCTCTGAAAGGAACGGCTAGATTAGAAATATATGATGTGAAAAAGAAATAAGAACAAAATTTTATTATGGATTAAATACAAAAGAGCAGCTAGTAAAAACTAACTGCTTAGCCCCAAGGAAGAGAGAGGAGCGCTTTATTAGGTCTAATACTAAAGGCTGAAATGAGGATTTAGAAATTTAGACCTATATATATTATGAATTTCATTTTGGAAATTATACATTTTTAATATTTTCTGGCAGACAATTATAAAAAGCTGTCTGCCAAGTGAATGAACATTTATGTTTTTATTAGGCTACCTCTGTAATAGCCCATAAATAGTATGTGCTTAAATTCTAAATTTATGTAATGAAAACTAAAAGAGCAGTTAGTTGTATTAACTGCTCTATGTAATACAACCTGGATCAGAAGTAGATTGTACTGTCATTAGTGTTAGGGGAATATCGAATTTATTAATTTTTTAACGAAATCCTTATTTAAATAAAAAGAGCACGTATATACATGCTCTTTGACAAGAAAGGTAGATTTCTATGATTGGTGAGTCTCCATACAATAACATATGCTCGTCCAGTAAAAAAGTGAAGGGATTTTAAAAAAAGCTATTTTAGTAGGGAACATTTAAAAGGACCCGATTAGGGGAACGGGTCCTTTTAATGAAACAATAAACCTTTATGGGATTACCAATACATTACCATAAAAGGTAATTGATTTCCACAATGTGGATATTGAGAAAGCTTTTTATAGCTACTTCATTCAGCACAACAAAGCAGCTAGCTGAAGTAGCTAACTGCTCTATTGTACAATTTTAGAAGTTTCACTGGATACAACTATAGTATAAACAGAATTCGAAAAAATTATGTAGGAAATAAAACTAAATTAAAACTTCATTTTATACAACAAAGCAGTCAGCGTAATTAGCTAACTACTTGTTGTACAAAGGAAAATTAGGCCCTACAATTAAATAATCTGTAACTTTAAGTTACAGATATAGTATAAGCAGAATTTTAAATATTATGTGGAAGTGAAAATAATCTTAAATTTTAGACCGAAGGAGAGTTGGATAATGGAGTTAAAGGAGTACGCGATTTATAAGGGTGAATCGCTAATTTGTATTGGAACTGTACAGGAATGCGCTCAACATTTTGGTGTACTTCCTAAGACAATACTCTTTTATAAAACACCAGCTTATAAAAAGAGCGTGGCCAGCAGAAAGAAGGCTCGTAATTATTTAACTGTTACCGCTTTAAATGAAGATTAATATAAAAATTTCATTTTGTTTTGTATAATAAAAAGCTGAAAAAGAGCACTATATATTAGTGCTCTTTTCGAGAGTGACTATAAATTCCTATCATTCTATACTAGTATATGCACTGTATTATGTAGTTGCTACTAAAGTTAATGTCAGTTTTTAAAATTAGAGGTTTCTTTTAATGAAACCTCTAAAAAGACAACTAAAGTTACGTTATAGTAAATTCAATTGCAATAGGAGTACCTCCATCTAGGACTGCTCCCCCTACAATAGTAGCAGCTGTAGTAGTCACACCAGTAATGGTATCACTAGTTTGAATAACGCCATTAATATAAAGTGTAAAATAAGCATAAGAAGCAGGGAATGTTGTTACAGCACCAGTGTCATCAGTGAAGTCTGTGTTAGCAAAAGTTAAATCTGCTCCAGCGGCAGTTCCCGTTGCTGCTGTACTTACAAATCTTCTTCCAGCTATAAAAGGCTTAACGATAGGCATTTATGTTCACCCCTTTTTGAGAATTAACTCAGACAAGTTTTTTGAAAGTCTTGTCCTGTATTGTATTCTATGTTGTGCTTCCTTTAAAAGAAACGGCTTGTACACTAGTAACAAAGTATAATTCTTATGTGTTTATTAAATGTTGTATAAAATTAAACAAAATAATCCTTTTGTTTATAGAAAAACAAGCTACCAATTTTCGTTGATTGGGAATCTTTTCTAATGTATTCTTAAGTGGAGATGGGAATAGAAACAATGTCTTCGAGAGGAAAGGGATTAATTTATGTTAGGAAAGTGGTTGGATAAATTAAAAGAACCTAAATGTATACATTGATATATACTTATTAAAAGTCAAGATAGTGAAGATTTTAAAACTGGTAAGATGGGGATAGTTAGTTATTATAAATGTGAAAAGTGTGGAAAAGAGAAGGAAATCAGTAAATATACTAATGACGTTAATAGTGACTATTGGGATATTTAAAAATAACAATCGAATATAGTCCGGCTAGAAAACTAGAGGACACCAATTCATTAAAGCAGCCATTAAAGCTGTTTTAGGAATAGGTGTCTTTTTTATTTTGAAAAGGGAGATGGGGAAATGAAGAAATGAAGGTATTTAAGGACCAGCTACGTGAGTGGAAAAAGCAATCAAATCCAGCAAAGAAGAAAGGCAAGAAAGGTCGAAAAGAAAAATATAGCACTCGTGAAATTGAAGAGTTAATGGGAGTTCATGGACCACGTTATGAACGCAGACGTGGAGCATTAAGACAAAAATAATAATAATGGAGGAATTTAATATGAATAAACAACTATCATTTAAAATGCCAATCGTGGATGGGAAAAGAACAAAACAAGAAATTGAAAAAGTATTTATTGAGTATCGTACATACTTAGCGACAATGCCATGTGATATGCTGCCAAAAGTGACGCCATCATATTCTATTGTTCCTCCATCAATTACAAACGAGTTTAATAGTTCAACTGAAAATATTGCAATTGAAAGAATTGAGTATGAACAAGAAAAAAAGAAATTTATGAGTTGGTTGTATGATGCTGTGAATCGCCTAAGAGATGATGAACGTGAGGTAATCGTAAAGTTTTATATGGAAGATGACATTGGATATGACCCAGATATCTGGATGGATTTAGGTATAGGTAAAACAAAGTATTACAAGTTAAAAGGTCGTGCGATATTGCGTTTAGCTTTCAATCTAAAGAAAGAGGTATTTCAAAAAACACGTAAACCAAAAGAGGGGCAAAGTGTATGAACATTGTACAGCCGATTCGAAATAAAGAAATCATACAAGAAATAAAAGAATTCTATAAGAAGCAGAATGAAAGAAACTACATTCTGTTTCTTCTTGGTATTAATACTGGATTTAGGATATCAGATATATTGCGTTTACGTGTTCGTGATGTAGAAGGTTGGAATATTGTCATACGTGAAAAGAAAACAAGAAAAATAAAAGATATTAAGATGCCATCAGAATTAAAGAGGGCGATTCGTGATTATACAAAAGGAAAACCCAAAAATGAATATTTGATTAAAAGTAGGAATGGGAAAAACAAGCCGATTACAAGGGCAATGGCTTATGTGATATTGAATCAAGCAGCGCAGGAGTTTGGGTTAGATCGTATTGGGACACATTCTTTACGTAAAACCTACGGATATCATCATTATCAACAGTTTAGAGATGTAGCGGTTTTACAGCAAATGTTAAATCATACAGAACAAAAAGAAACATTGAGATATATCGGAATTGAACAAGATACATTAAATGATTATCAAAGGAAATTTAAAATCTAATTTCTTTCTTTTTTATCAATTTTTGAATTGGCTACAAACTGAACGTGTCAAATTCATTTCTCTAATAATACATGAAGGCTTGATACATATGAGTTAAAAGAGTACAGGTGAATTTAACTCACTCTAGTTTATAGCTAATTCATTTTTAGAGATTTTTAATCTTAAATACTGAAAACTATCTAAAAAATGGCCGGAAAATGAACACTTATTGTATTAAAGAAGAAGTCAAGCAGAAGAAGTGGAAAGGGAGGGGAGATTGTATGACTCTTAGTGAGCTTGGTAATTTTACTGGGCTGATCGGGGACATAAATATTAATTGAATAAATACCATAAATTACTAAGAGTTTGATATATAATAAAAATATATAAATTATTAGTAGATAGGAATGTTGTTGTTGTGAATTTAAATGATATTTATGAAATTGAAAAAATGAAATTTGAAGCATATGAGTCTTGCCCTTGTGGCTCGGGCCGGAAATTTAAGTTTTGTTGTTATCAAAAAGCTAGAACAGTAAAATATGCCAAACATGAAAAGATAGATTATCCTGATAGTAGGTTAAATCATATTATGAATAAAAGCTGGGAACAATCTGATTTTAAGACTTGTTTTGCCTTCAATAAAGAGAGGTGTGAAGGATTAATAAAAGGAGCTCATTCTATTCAAAATAATAGAATATTGAATAGAGTTAGTGATGATGGACATGTATATCATATTAGAGGGAAAGTGGAAAAATCAGAATTAAAACCTGTATTTAAAAGATTAAGCAGAAATACAGCGAGTACTTTTTTCGGTTTTTGCAATTACCATGACACGGTATTTTTTAAGCCTATTGAACAACAAGAATATAATCAAGAACCCATTCAAAATTTTCTTTTTGCATTTAGAGCACTTACCCTACAATATCATAATAAAAATAGAGAGTTATTTCTTCTGCAAAATCATTTTAAGGAATTCCCAGATTTAATGTTAAATGGGGAAGATGTCTATAGATATAGGCTAGCCTTACTCGATATCTCTGATTGTGCAAAACAGTATGAGATATTTAATAATAATTATATGAAATCTAATTTTGAGAGAGTAAGAACGCTATATAGAAAATTAGATTTTGAAGTTAATTTTGCAAGTAGTGCCTCATTTGCAGTACGGAATGATTTAAAGGGGAACACGATAAATGAAGTTTATACAAATATAAAAACAGAGAAAATGCCACTGATATTTATAACAATATATCCAATTGAAAATGGTACCAACATTTTATTATCTTATCATCAAGATGATGATGTGATTTACCGTGAATACTTTGATCAACTTGAAAAGCTGACGATAAACGATTTACTAAAACATTTAAACTTTTTATTAATAGAGTATACAGAAAATATCTTTTTTAAACCATCTTGGATTGACAGTATGGTAGATAAACAAAAAGAATCAATACTTGGAAGTTTCGAGTCATCAGGGGACCTCGATAGAAAAATGGATCTGATTTTAAGTGGGAATTATTATGAATTTGATTTATTCAATGAAAAAGGAACTTTTTAGGTGTTAATAAATTAGTTATTAAAGAAAAGCGTCAAATTTATTTTGATGAAATGCTGAAAAGCCTGATGGATCTGAGAAAAAACATGATAGTCTAATTTAACACAATATGGTTTATAGTGAATTCTTAAATGAATATAAATCAAAAATTCACATTAAAAAATGATAAAATAGTAATGAAATACAGTGTTTTTTTATTAAATTATGTGGAGGACAGTATATGGGTGGAAAAGAAGGTTCTAGAGGATATCTCTATCAGTCTATTGCAACGGTAATGGATACGGTTTTAGATAATAAGTGGAAAGCTGTAGAAGTTGAACCGGATACTGACAATGATAAGGTAGATATTCTATGGCTATATGAAAATAATAAGAAGAAAGTTGTTCAGGTGAAATCTTCTGAGAATAATATTAGCAGAGCTGATATTATTCGTTGGTTGAAAGAGTTAATAGAAGATGTAAATGATGCTGAAGAGTATAAATTAATGTTAATTGGTAATTGCACCGATGCCACATCAAGATTTATAACTAAGATTAATAAAAGGAACTTTTCGGAACAAGATAAGGATTATGAGGATCTGAGTGAAATTCAGTCATTTATTTCAAAGATTGAAATACAATTGGATAATTTTCAATTGGCTGCACTTGAAGCTCAAATACATCAAAATGTAAGTAGGTTACTAGCTAAGATGGGACATGTACTACACCCATCGATAATTGATCAGATTGCAGGTGCAATGGTGTATCAATTTTCTAAGTTTTCTACAAATGGTACTAGGATAACTAGAGCCGAATATATTGAGAGAATACAAGAATGGGCTTATTATAATTACCCAGAGATAAAAGGTCAGGGGTTAATAAAGAAGGCTTTAGAAGTGGCATTTTATTATAAAGATAAGTTAGACTTTTCAAGTAAGATAAAACGTATTTACTTACCCGCTAGCCCGTTAAATCCTTTGAGTGAAAAATTAAAACAAAGTATAAGTGAAATAAGTGAATACAAACTCCTACCAAAAAGCAAAGAGGAAATTGATAAGGAGAAAAATGCAGCTGAAAAAGAGGATTTAGCAAAAATTTTTCAGGCTGGAATAAATGAATTTACATATGATGAAATATCAGATTGTGAAAAGGAAGAGTTTATTGGGAAAATAAATGAACTACTTGAAGTAGACGTGGAAAATAGTTTTTTTTATGTTGGTGATTTAAAGACAAGAAAGAATATATTTACACGTGATGTAGAAGTACATGGCACGGCAAAAGAAAAGGAAAAAGGTAGATTACTGGATAGTTTCTTAATGGAACTTTATGAATATGAACATAAATATAGTTATTTGAAATATTTCCAGAGCTTATATTTAGTTCCGCTTATTCTTCGTAACAATGGCCAATCGTATGATGAAGATATAGAAGTGAATCTAAAAATTCCTTCTAATGTAGAGGTAATTATTAAGGAGAGTATGGAAATACCAAATAGCACTGTGATTGAGTTTTTCTCAGGAGAAGATGGGTTCTTAGAATATATGTTAAAGCATCAGAGAGACTATCAATTAGAAGAGTACATCGGTTATTCAAAATGGCAACCAATACGAACTCATTTCAATTTGCCAATAAATTTATATCAGAGCGCTAAAGAAATTGAAGAGCAAGATAGAGAGAGATTCGATGATTACTTAGATAGCATTTTTGATTTCGAAATATATGAGGAATCGAATCAGACCATTTTAAAATATTATTTTAGAGATCTTAATGCTAAAAAGAACATGGCATTTCCAGCATTTTTGATGGTGAAGGCAGATGAAACATTTCATATAGAATACGAGATTACTTCCAAACATTTAGGAAATAAAGTTATTGGTGAATTAATTTATGAAATAAATTAAAACGCGAACTATTTATGAACTATTTGCGGACGAAATTGATTTTTGAACGTGTTATATTTGTATTGTGAGTAGTGGCGGAAAACACCACTCATAAGATTCCTGATAACTGAAAATGGATCGTCATAACCGGTGGCGATGGTTGCAGATTGGATAAACAGTTGTTTCTTGATTTCACATTCAATTGCAATTTACGTTGTGTAAACGGAGAAGGGCTTTTGCTCTTCTTCTAGTTACTTAATGATATTGGAGTATATTAATGCATAACCATTGGGTAATTGGAAAAAGAATAAAACTTCATGTACCGTAATTAAAGTACAAATGAACAGTTAATAAAGAAGCACCCATTAGGGTGTTTTTTATTTTGAAGGAGGATGAATAATGGAAAAACGAAACACAATTTCGTCTCAAATTGATATTGATACAACAGAAACGAAAGAAAATGTTGAGGAACTTACATTAGCAATTAACGAATGTGTAAGTGCATTCGGGACGTTAGAAAAGGTTATGAACAAGTATACAGTAGGAGTTGAAACCGTTGAATTATATTGTGATGGTGAAGTCATAGCTCGAAATATAGTTAAAAATAATGAATGAATACGAAGCTAAACGACAAAGAAAGTTCTACGATAAATATAAACGGGATAAAGAAGCGAAGAAGTTCTATGACAGCACAGCTTGGCGAAGGTGTAGAGAGTTAGCGTTGATACGAGACGACTACCGTTGCCAAGAGTGTATGAGGCACGATCCATTGATACCAGTACCTGCTGATATGGTTCATCATATCAAAGAAAGAAATGAATATCCTGAACTTGCATTAACATTAGATAACTTAATTAGTTTATGTAATGCATGTCACAATAAAGAGCACCCTGAAAAGGGTGGAGGGAAAAAGAAGAAAAAAAGAAAGATATCAATTGTAAAAACAAAAGCAAATACAGAATTGATATAGCCCCCCTCCTTTTATTGTTCAGAGTCGTTTCCGCCCAGACCGGATGCCACCTTCGTGCGTAGCGCAAGTGGTTTTTCTAAAGGGGGGTAAACCCTAAAAACAGGGGCTTTTTATTTTTGAGTCAACACTTTTATCCATAAAATGTAAGTGAGGTGATATCGTGGATAATGGATTAAATGAGAGAAAACCACCTACTCATTTAAAAAAAGTAGGAAAAGACACTTGGATTCGTATTTGGTCTGTTCTAGAAGGGGAAGGTAAGGCAGATAAAAATGATCCCATTGTAGTTGAAGCGATTGCTTTCAGTTATCAAATGTTTAGGGAGATGGCGGCTAATGTTAAAAAAGAAGGGCTGACAATGGAGTATACAAATAAAGCAGGTGCTACAAATCTTACTAAGCACACTTTGATACCAGAGATACCCAAGTATTTACAGCAGATTCGTCAATATTTAGGCGAGCTAGGGTTGACTGGAGCAAGCCGAAAAAAGCTTCAAGAAGAGTTAACTGGAGATTCTGATGATGATTACGACAACTTCTAAGCCATCTGAAATAGCCAAGTGGTATAAAACATGGCGGGATGAACAGATACAGCATTTTAATATTTTGGTAGATCCATCTCCTGAACTAAGAACAACTTGGTATGCAGAACAAGTCGTGAAAGGAAACATAATAGCTAGTAAGAAAAATATCTTGTCTTGTCAACGTCATCTAAATGATTTGAAGAGACAGGGGAATGAGGAGTTCCCTTGGGTTTTTGAGGAAGAAAAAGCTCATAGACCGATACGATATATCGAAAAGTTTTGTCGCCCATCAAAAGGTGACTATAAAAGGTTAGTTCTTCAACCGTGGCAGCACTTTGTTATGGGTTCTTTGTATGGATGGATTCATAAAGATACAGGTTATAGGCGCTTTCGTGAGGGCCTTATTTTTATTGGACGTAAAAATGGAAAAACTACAATGATTTCTGGTTTGTCTAATTATGCTGTTGCTAAAGATAACGAGCCAGGTGCTCGTGTTTATGTTTTGGCAAACACAAAACAACAAGCAGGAGAATTATTTGATGAAAGTCGTGCAATGGTTCAAAAATCGCCCCTTCTTCGGAAACATTTACGCGAAAATCAGAAAGGAATTTTCCACGATAAAACGCATTCTAAAATTGAACCTCGTGCATCAGATAGTAAGAAACTAGATGGATTAAATACACACCTTGGTATTTTTGATGAAATACATGAATTTAAAAACTTTAAGTTAATCAATGTTATTAAAAAATCACGTGGCGCACGTAAACAGCCAATGATTGTTTACATCACTACGGCAGGATATCAACTTGAAGGACCACTTGTTCAATACTATGAAATTGCAACTGATGTGTTGGAAGGGGTTATCGACCAAGATAGAAAGTTTTATTTCATGGCTGAAATGGATAGTGTGGATGAAATTGAGAATCCTGAACTATGGATTAAAGCAAACCCTAATATGGGTGTTTCACTAGACCTTCCATCGCTTATTGATGATTGGAATACAGACAAACATACAGATGCTGAAAAATACGACTGGATTACAAAACAATTTAACATATTTGTAGATAATGATGAAATGTCTTTTGTGGGTATTGAGATATTAAAAAGAAATGAAGAAGTTATTGATATAAAGGGATTAGCTGGTAAAGAATGTGTTGCAGGCTATGATTTGTCTTCCTCAGAAGATTTTACAAGCGCTTGTCTAGAATTTCCTTTAGAAGATGGGAAGGTTTTTGTGCTATCTCATAGTTGGGTTCCGCAAGCTAAAGTTGATCGTGATAATGAGGACATCGAATATAAAGAGTTTAAAGATAAAGGTTGGTTAACTATTATTCCTGGTGAATATGTGAAATACGAGTATGTTTATGATTGGTTTGTTGAACAATCCGAACAGTATTTCATAAAGAAAATTACTTATGATCCAGCAAATGCTTATCGTTTAAATGAAGATTTGAAAGCATATGGATTTAATACAGAATCAGTTCGACAAGGACATTTAACTTTAAGTCCAGCATTAAAGGATGTAAAAGAGTTGTTGTTGGATGGAAAAATAATCAGTAATAAAAACCGTCTTTTCCGTTGGTATATGAATAATGTAAAGCTTGTGGAAGACAGAAACGGGAACTTTTTACCATCTAAACAGAGTAAATATCGAAAGATTGATGGCTTTGCAGCGTTTCTAAATGCTCATACAGAAGTAATCCCCATGTTATCTCAATTACAAGGTGATGGAAATATTGAATTTATATCAGTTAACGATCTTTTTAAATAGAAAGGCGGTGAGAAATTGAAACTGATTAATCGTTTTAAAGGAGCGATTAAAGGAGCATCATTGGGATGGAAAGGTGCTGGATATAACTTCACTTCATGGTTTGGAAGGAAGTTTTGGGGTATTGATAATGCAAAGTTAGCTACAAATGAGACGATTTTTAGTGTGATTAGCAGATTATCTAATACGGTAGCATCTTTGCCGTTAAAGCTTTATAAGGATTATGACACTGTTGTTAATCAAGTGTCTGATGTTGTAATGAATGAACCTAATCCAAACATGACCGGATTTGAATGGATAAATAAAATTGAAGTTTCAAGAAATGAAACTGGAAATGGATATGCAGCTATCATTCGTGATGTTCGGTTTCAAGTGGAATCATTAATCCCTATTGAATCCGCTTATGTAACACCTTTTTTGAATAGGGATGATAATAATTTGTGGTATGAGGTACGTGGGATTGAAGGTACGTATTACATCCACAATATGAACATGTTTCATGTTAAACACATCACAGGTATTTCAAGATGGAAAGGTATTTGTCCAATTGATGTTTTACGAAATACTCTTGAATATGATAAAGCAGTACAAGAATTTAGTTTGTCAGAAATGCAGAAGAAAGATAGTTTTATTTTGGATTATGCCACGCAGGTAGATAGTGATAAGAGGCAAAAAATCATTGATGATTTTAAACGATTTTATCAAGAAAATGGTGGCATTTTATTTAGAGAACCCGGTGTAAATATTGAAGAAATGGAGCGGAAATATTTCGCTTCAGACACGTTAGCATCAGAACGAATTACACGTTCACGAGTTGCTAACGTTTTTAATGTTCCGGTTACATTTTTAAATGACACTGAAGGACAAAGCTATAGCAGTAATGAACAGTTGATGATTCAGTTTGTTCAAATGACTTTAACTCCTATTGTTCGTCAGTATGAGCAAGAAATGAACCGTAAGTTGCTAAATAAAAAAGAACGGCAAGAGGGACATTACTTTAAATTCAACCTTGGAGGGCTGTTAAGAGGTGATACAGCTTCAAGGACAGCTTATTATCAAGCAGCAATTAGGAGTGGATGGTTATCACAAGATGATGTGCGCCAAAAAGAAGACGAGCCACCTGTTGGTGGTAATGCTTCAAAACTTTGGGTAAGTGGTGATCTATATCCAATTGACATGAATCCAACTCAACGGAAGGGGGGGAAAACGGTGGCAAAGAACAAACAGAATAAGTTTTTTCAAATGAAAGCATCCGCCAATGGTAAAATGGCAGATGTTTTTATTTATGGAGAAATTACAAAGTATGCATGGGAAGAGTATGGTGAGGTATCGTCTATTACTTTTAAAAATGAACTTGATGAATTAGGTGATGGTATTGAAACGATTAACCTGTATATCAATAGTCCAGGTGGATCTGTTTTTGAAACAATGGCTATTATCGCAATGTTACAGCGACATCCAGCGAAGGTTATTTCCTATATTGATGGTATAGGTGCTTCTTGCGCATCAGTATTACCGATGATTTCAGACAAAATCATTATGTATGCTAATTCAATGTTGATGGTACACAATGCGTGGACATATGCATCAGGAAATGCTGGTCAGCTACGTAAAGCAGCGGATGACATTGAACGTATTAACCAATCGATGGTGCAACACTATTTAACTCGTGCTGGTGATAAGTTAGATGAAGATATATTAAAACAATTACTAGATGCAGAGACATGGTTATCGGCTGATGAAGCTATGGAGTATGGACTTTGTGATGAAATTATCTCAGCAAATAATGCCGCAGCATGTCTAGATGAAAAGTGGATGAAGGAATACAAAAATATTCCACAACAATTAGTGAATACACAAGCAAACATATCACCAAACGAAATGTTAGAACGACAAAAAATTGCCGAAGAAGCGAAAGCTAACGCGGACTATATAAACACAATTTTAGGGGGAATTCATTAATGAAAAATAAATTTCGATTATCTATTGGTAACTTTCAATACTTCTCAAAAAATACATTGTTTGAACTAAAACAAAATTTATCTACTATTGGTCAACAGCTACAAAAAGTAGAGAATGAGCTTTCTCAGAAGGCGATTGATCCATCCGCAACCATGGAGAGTCTTCAAGTGTTACAGCAATCCAAGAAAGACCTTCAAATGCGTTTCAATGTAATTAAAGAACAACATGACACGATGGAAGCTGAACAGAAAGCGCAATTTCAAATTCAAGCTCAAACTCAAAATGGTTTGCAATCTATTGAAGATCCAAAACAAAAGGTAGTTGCAGCCAAAGCGGAATTGGTTCGAGCTACAATTCGTGGAGGTACCTTATCACAAGAAGCACGAGCAGCTCTTGGTGATAAAAATTCAACAGGTGGCGAAAAGATTCTTCCAACTACAATGACAAATGAATTATTGCATGAACCATTTGTTAAAAACCCATTAAGAGACGTATCTACATTTACAAGTGTAACGAATCTCGAAATCCCTAAGGTTACTTTTACATTAGATGATGATGATTTTATTGCTGATACAGCAACAGCAAAGGAATTGAAAGCAGAAGGTGATGTTGTAACTTTCGGACGTAATAAATTTAAGGTGTTTGTGCCTATTTCAGAGACTGTTTTAGCAGCAACTGATACAAACTTAGTACAAACTGTAGATCAAGCGTTAGAAAGTGGTTTAGCAGCCAAAGAGAAGAAAGTGGCGTTTGCTACAACGCCTAAAGCTGGAGAGGAATCTATGTCATTCTATAAAGCTGGCATTAAGTCAGTTAAAGGCGCAACTTTATATAAAGCTATTAAGTCAGCAGTTGCAGATTTACATGAAGATTTTCGTGAAAATGCGACTATTGAAATGCGTTACACAGATTATCTAGAAATAATTGAAACACTTGCTAATGGTAGTGCAACTTTATATAATGCTCAACCAGAACAAGTTTTAGGGAAGCCAGTTAAGTTCTGTGATTCAGCAGTGAATCCAGTTGTTGGTGATTTCCGATATTCTCACTTCAACTACGATCCAAATATGATTTATGATCGTGACAAAGATGTAAAAACAGGTATTGAACTATTTGTTTTAACAGCTTGGTTTGACCATAAAATCGAACTGAAATCAGCATTCCGTATTGCTGAAGTGCAGACTACACCCTAATCCTCCCCAAGGACCAACAGGGTTAAAAGTTGATTCTACAACAGTAACAACGGCCAACATTAGTTGGTCTCCTGTTGTGTATGATGGGGGCATTAAAGAGTATCAAATACTTCGCAATGGAAAACAAGTAGGGACATCAGTAACAGCGACCTACAAAGACACAGGCCTAACTGGTGATGCAACATATTCTTATCAAGTGAAAGCAGTTGGAAATAACGGATTAAATTCTCCGTTAAGCGTTGAATTATCAGCGAAAACCAATGCTTCAGGATCATAGGTGATTATATGTTAGAGCTATTAAAAAGGAAAATGAAAATCGATGGAAATGAAGAGGATACAGATATTCAACTTCTAATCGATGGAGCAAAAGAATCCTTATTACAATCGGGTGTTCCTGAAAGTGAAAAGGCACTATATAAAATCGCGGTAATAACGCATGTTTTATTAAACTATGAGAATCAAGATAAATCATTAAATGTCCCTGCATTAAAGCAGTCGCTAGAAACCACGATATTACAATTAAGGGATTACAATAGCGGTGATAACCAATGAATCCAAGTAAATTAAATAAACGAATCATACTAGAACGAAAATCATCAGAAACAAAAGATGAGGAAGGGAACGCTATTCCATCTGAATGGAAAGAGTTCGTTAAGGTGTGGGCAGAGGCTAAAACGCCATTTGGTACAGGGTTTAAATCAGAAATATTTCAAGGGAATGCAGAGTTTGTTATTAAATTGATAAATTTTACAATCCGATATCGAAAAGGCATCAATTCAGCAATGCGTGCAAGGTATGATGGCAAGCTATATGAGATTAAGTCAGTTATTGATATCGACGAACAGCATAAGGAAATGTGCCTAATTTGTGAGGAGCGATCCAATTGGCAGAATTAGAGGTCTTCGGTATAGAAGAATGGATTCGTGAATTAGAGGGTTTAGGTCAAGATGTCCCTAAAATTACAAAAGAAGCATTAAAAGCGGGTGCGGGAGTATTTAAGCAGAAGCTAGAGTTTAATTCTCCCGTAGGACCAGAACCAAATACACCAACACCAAAGCAACCTTGGTGGGATGGGAAACATGCTAAAAATGCTATCGAAGAGGGAAGAGTTGTAAAGAAAGGCGGCTCTTATTTCGTTGAAATAGGATGGGATAAAGCAGATCGATCACCTCATTTCTACATGAAGTTCCAAAATTGGGGAACTAGTAGAAATCCTAATCCGCCACATAAAGGCTTTGTAGAGAAAACATTGGTTCAGAGTGAAAAAGAGGTGTTGCAAGCAATGGAAAGAGAATTTATGCGTAGGATTACAGGCCGATGAGGAATTTCAATAAAGATGTGTTCGATGTATTACGTACAGATGCATTTATTAAATCTGAGTTAGGTGGAGAGTTCATATATCAGTTTGTAAAAGGTAACGATAATACATCTATATGGATTACATTTTCTGAATTAAATACATCAGCAGGAATGTATGCGGAGAATGAGGAAACAACCTCAAACGTTATGTACCAAGTTGATATATGGTCCATGTCACCAATCAAAACACAACTAAAAACAGCAGTTCAGGCAGCTATGAAAAAGCTGTCTTTTCAGCGTTTAAGTACCTATCCAGATTATGAAATGGATACAAAAATTTATCGGTATGGTTTTCGTTTTGTAACGGAAGTCATAAATTAGGGAGGATAAAAAATGATTATTGATTTTAGGGATTTACATTATGCGATTTTAACTGAAACGCCAGATGGTAAATATAATTACACTACACCGAAAAGAATCGGGAAAACAGTTAGTGGTAAAGCTTCACCTAAGGCAGAAGGAGCAACTTTTTATGCAGAAGGTGGACCAGCAGCAACAGCTAGTGCATTCGGTGGTACTGAAATCGAGTTAGAAGTTGATAAGTTGTCTTTAACGGTTTACGCGGAATTATTAGGTAAAAAGGTTGTAAAAGGTCAAGTTGTTGATAATACAAGTGATGTTCCTCCGTATGTAGCATTGTTATATCGTTTGCCATACGATAACGGAAAAAATCTATATGTATGTTATTACAAAATGAAGTTTGAACTTCCAAGTGATGAACATAAAACAGCAGAAGACAAACCAACATTCCAAAGCGCAAAAATTAAAGGTAAAGCAATTCAACGTGCGGATGGTAACTGGAGACATCGATTAGATGAAGAAGAAGTTGGATTTGATGCAGCAGCAGCGGCGAATTGGTTTAAAGCAGTACCAACTCTACCTGTAGTAACACCTTAATAGAATAAGAATAATGGGATGGAAAATGCCATCCCTATTTTAATTTAGGAGGAAAAGTGAATGAAAATTACTTTACAGAATGCAGAAGGTCAAAAAGATTTTTATTTACCACAGTTTATTCCGGGTTCAGCAACTTTTGAAGCATCTACATTAGCGGACGAATTACAAGCAGATCTTGTACCAAAAGAAACAATTGAAAGAGCAGCTAATTTCGTTGCTAAAGTGTATGGTAATCAATTTACGGCACAGGAATTTGTTGATGGTACGCATGTATGGTTTTTATCTCTTACAATACATTCTATTTGTTTAACAACTATGGGGCGGTTAAATGAAGCAATAACGGTAATGGAAACGGTAGAAGATGCGAAAAAAAAGTTGATGGAACAGCTAGAGATGAAACCGAAAAGAAAACAATCAAGTATCGAGACATCGTAATCGATATATACAACGTACTTATGGATGCAGGAATGACACAAAATCAAATTAACGAAATGGATATTGCGTTTTACTTTACCTGTTTGGCTAAAAAGCAAAAGACAAATCGAGTGACATCAGCAAATCAAGCACCAGCATGGTTGTAAAGGTAGGTGAGAATTGAATGGCATTAGGTAATAATACAATAGGTGGTCGCGTCCGGTTGGACACAGATCAGTTTGAAAATGGAATTGCAGGTATAAATCGAAGTCTGAAACGAATTGATGCAGAGTTTAGAAATACTTCAGAACAGTTACGTGGCGTTGGCTCTGAGATGGATCAGCTGGAGAATAAGACAAATCATTTAAATCAAAAGATTGAAGCGCAAACGCAAAAAATGAAGCATTATGAGCAAGCTTTAAGGACTTCACAGCAAAAGCAACAAGAAATGCGCCAAAAGTGTGAGCAATTAGCTACATCAATGCAACAATTGGAACAAGAAATACAGCAAAGTACACAAGCATATGGCAAAAATGCGCAAGAAACAAAAGATTTACAAACTCAATATAATCAATTACAGCAAGAATATAAACAAGGCACACAAGCTTTACAACGATTAACAGCACAAGTTTCCCGAAATGATACAGCCTTTAATAATGCTTCAGCAGCCTTACATCGTTATCGGAATGAATTAGGCGATACACAAGAAAGAATGGAACAGGTAGGTAATGTTTCTGGAAGATTGCGAGAACGCATGAACGAAGTTGGAAACACAATGCAAGATACCGGCTCAAGAATTAGTCAAGAATTTGGAGCGGCCGCGGTTGGTGTAGCGGCAGGTGTTGGTGCATTAGTAGTAAATGCAGGCCAATTTGAAGAAGCAAATAAAAAAGTACAGGCTGGTTTAGGACTAACGAGAGAAGAGAGCTTAAAGGTTAGTGCTGTAGCAAAAGAAGTATGGCGTGAAGGATATGGTGAGGATTTAGCTAGTGTCAGCGATTCTTTAGTTAAAGTAAAGCGTAATATCAAAGATATTAATGATGATGAAACATTAAAACAAGTAACTCGTGATAGTGAAATCTTAGCTGAAACGATGGAATCCGATGTAAACGAGGTTACTCGTGGTGCGGCTCAATTAATGGGGCGTTTCGGTTTATCTGGTCAACAGGCATTTGATTTATTAGCACAAGGATCAGCTAAAGGATTAAATTATTCAAATGAGTTATTTGATAATTTAAGTGAGTATGGTCCTTTGTTCAACGAAATGGGCTTTAGTGCGGAAGAAATGTTCACAATTCTAATTAATGGATCACAGAATGGTGCGTACAATTTAGATTATGTGAATGACGTTATGAAAGAATTCCAGATTCGTGTAAAAGATGGCTCAAAGTCTACTACTGATGCTATGGGAGAAATGTCAGAAGGTACACAAAAAGTATGGAAAGAGTTTTTAAAAGGAAAAGGTACAGTAAAAGACGTTTTTAATGCTGTATTAAATGAATTAAAAACAAGTGATGATCAAATCAAGTTAACCAACTTGGAGTTTCACTTTTCGGAACAAAATGGGAAGATCTCGAAGCTACTACTATGTTATCTCTAAACAATATGGAAACAGGTCTAGGAAACTATAGTGGTGCAATGAATAAAATGGTTGACGGTTATGATACAAGTGCAAAGCAATGGAAATCAGTCACTAGAGAATTACAAATTGCATTAGAACCGCTTGGTAAGGTGATTCTAGATATTGCTAAACAAGCTATACCGGAACTAAAAGAATCAATTAAAGGTGTAGCGGATTGGTTCAATGGATTAGATGATAGTACAAAAAAAGTATATGGTACATCATTATTATTAGCTCCAGCAGTATTAGGGGTAGTAAGTGCTCTTGGAATGCTTTCTTTTGCTGTAGGTGCAATTATAGCGAACCCAATTGTTGCAACAATTGGTGGAGTTGTAATTGGATTAGGAGCATTAGGTTTTGCTTTTGCTGAAGCTGGTAAAAAAGCAAAACAAGCAGAAGAAGATAGCAGAAAATTCGGCGAGGGTGTAAGTGAAGGTACAAAAAAAGCACTTGAAGGATACGTAAATTTAAAAGAAAAAGCTTTTAAAACGTTAGACGAAATTCCGGTACTTACTGGTGATAAAGCAAGAGAAGCCGTACAACGCGCTCATGATGAGTTCGGCAAGTTAGCGGATGAAGCCATCCAAGCGATTAATAAAGATAGAGGGAAACTTCAGGCGCATTTAGATAGCTGGTTCTCTGGTGAAACAGATTCAGCAGTATTAAGAGCGAAAGACAAAATTCTTAATGATCAAATGGAAGTATTCAAAGCGCAAGAAGAAGCAGTTATCAAAGCGAATGAGAAAATTCAGAGGTTACTCACACAATATAATGGACAGATATATAAGATGACTGCAGCTGATAAGTCGGTTTTTCTGACAGCTTTAAAAGCTATTGATAGTGAAGTAGGAAAAGCAGCTTCAAAAAGCGTAGATGAGATTCAAAAAATAGGTAAAGCAATGGATAACTTCAACAGCAATACTTCTGTTGAAACAATTCAAGGTAAAGTAAAAGATTTAGGTTCTGAATATAAAAAATTGACGAACGAGTTAGATAAGGCAAGACAAAAAGAAATAGAATTTGCAAAAAGTAAAATAGCGGATACTAAAGGGCAAGAGATTGCGATTGCACAAATTAATAAAAAATACTCTGATCAGTCTATTTTAATAACAGAAGGTTATAAGCAACAACTTCAACAAGCACAAGAAGTGTTAAAATCTAAGGGAATTGAAATGGATTTAACAACGGGTATTACGAAGGCTGAAACTGAAAAAATTAAAATCCAAGGTCGAGGATTTGGCGAATATGTAAAGAATTCGGAAATAATCGAGAGTACGAATGAAAATTTATTTAAAAGACTTCAAGATAGGGCGGCAAAAGAGTCTGATTTACGTAAGAAAAGTGCTGATGAGGTAAAAAGATATGGCGAAGCACTAATTGCCAATTCTACTACTGTTTATGATAGCCTTTTTCAATCAACTCGTGAAAAGGCTGTGCAAATTGGTAGTGATATTGCTTATGCATTAGAAGATGGTACAAAGGCTGTTAACTTAGGTGAAAAAGGAGTAGTAAAGGTCGAAGAGTTTGTTGATGGTATAAAAACAGGTAAATATAAGGTTCAGGATGTAGCGGTTGCTCTTATAAATACAATGCGTGTAGAGATGGGGAGTAAACCATTAACCGCAGAGGGTATTAAAGTGATGACTACGTTTGCTGATGGATTAAAGCAAATGAATGTTACAGATATCGCAACAAAATTAAACCTAGATTTTAAAAAGAATTTAGAAATTGATTTGGGGCCACTTGGTAAAATGACATCTACACAATTTGTAAATGGTTTGAAAGAAGGCACAGTTGGTATTGACGCTGTGTTTATTTTTTTTCAACAACATTTATCTAAATTAACAGCGACGGATTTATCCCAAGATGGAACAAAAATCATGTCTACTTTAAAAACAGGCATGGAAATGGGGTTCATCGGTGTACAAGATGTATTTAACAAGCTAGGAATAACACTGGGCGATCAAACAAAATATGATTTAGGTCCTAATGGACAGTTTACAGCTAGTTCTCTTGCGCAAGGGTTGCAAAATGGACAAATTAACATAGATACAGCGCTTGAAGTCATTAGACAAATGGTTGTACAAAAAACAAATATTGATACAACTCAACAAGGTTCAAATATCTCACAAACAACCGCAAATGGAATTGCTGGTAATACAGCTCCTGAAAATGCAGCGACAGGGAAAAAACAAGCCGTGGAAGGTATTATGGGAAGTACAACAGATGGCGGTGGGGGGAATAAGAGCGGTAGTGAATTAGGACAAGGGATAATAAATCAAGATGGCTATATTAGAGGAAGTGCTTTGCAAGTAGTTGCTAGTGCTCACGGCGCTTTTAACACGATTAATGGAAATCCAGCAGGTAATCAAGGTGGTCAAGGTTTTGCTAGTGGTATCGTTAATCAAAATGGTCATATCCGAGGGAGCGCTCTTGAAGCTGTAACTTCAGCTCATGCTGGCTTTAATAACGTTAATGGTACACCACACGGTCAAAAAGGTGGTAGTCAGTTTGCTCAAGGTATGGAAGATACAAAGGGGCAAGCGAGATCGAGTGGTTCTAATGTAGCGGAAAGTGGTAATTATGGTCTGAAAAGTGTTAGTTCAATCAGTCCCGGTGAAGCATTTTCTAGTGGATTTGCTTCTGGTATTTCTAATGGTAAATGGAATGTACAAAATGTAGCAGCTAGTTTAGCAAGAGGTGCATTCGATGCTTTAAAGGCTACACTTAATATGAACTCGCCATCAAGATTAACACGTGATCAGGGTGGTAAACCTTTTAGTGAAGGTTTTGCGCTGGGTATTCAAAAAACATCTTATATGGCAGAAAATGAAAGCCGCACTCTTGGGACGAATGCTTATAAGTCTCTTGTAAATACGTTAAAATCCAATAATTTAGCATTTGCAGGTGTTCAAATGGCGCAAGGACTTGCAGCCGGGATTAAGAGTCAATATTCTGTAGTACGAGATGCCTTGCAAGATACAGTAACAGGTGCAATTGATGGTATTCGTTCTATAAAACCAGAAGAAATATTTAGTTTTCAAGGTGATGATCCACTAACGAAATATTTCAATGCAATCTTTGTGGATGGAGATTGGCAAAACGATTGGATAACACATATCCCAGAGAATATGCGTGATATGGTTAGAGAAATCGGACGTCAAATGGAACGTTTTGAAGGACTTTCAATTTATGATGTTGGTAATCTTTCTAGATGGAGAGAAGTGTTATCTGATAATCCTAATGTTATACAATATCGACCAGACAATGATAATCCAGATAAGGGACAATATACGCCATATAGTAACAGAGATCTTGCACAACAAAGACCATTACAAATTGTAATAGATAGAATGGTTCTTGCAGAATTATTAATATCTCCATTGGAGCTATTGCAAGGACAGAAATTTGAGACAGATTTATACAATGCAGGGGTGAGACGATGACGAATCAAACTCTTACAATTATTCAGGAAGATGGTTCTAAGTTTATTATTTCATCTAATGACAAACTTACTGTTTTAAACTTTCTTCCTAATTCCCCTTTCTATAACACAGGATACGAAAAGTTAGATGGGAGACATGGAGAAATTGATTTAGGTGGAAGTTTTAATTCAAGGGATGATATAAAATCTTTATTTCTCGCAGAACCACATGGGATAGATGATTTTTATAAAGTTCGAAATTTTATGTTCCGTCTTTTCGCTTCGCAATCTCCATTTTATATTGTTTCAAATAGAGAGCCTGAAAAGCGTTGGAAAGTACGAGTGGCAAATAAGTATGAAGTAGAGCCACAGGCGAACGGAAACTACAGCCTTATAGAAATTCAGTATAAATCAGCGAATGCTTTTGCAGAATCCTTACAATCGACGTTAGAAAAGATGCAAGCAGAGTATACAAGAACAACAGCTACCTTTTCTATTGATAATAAAGGGGATGTAGAAATTGATCCAAGGCAAATACCTTTACGAATTACCTTTAAAGGTGCTTCTGGAAACCTCAAGATTAAAAACAAAACAACAAAAGAAGAATGGATTTATACTGGCATAACAACAGATAAAGATACAATTGTGATAGATCAAGTGAGAAGTACGAAAAATAGTTTGTCCATCGTTCGAGATACAAATAAAAAGGCAATATCTTTGAGGGCTGGAATAAACGAATTTGAAGTTACAGGCGCTAAAGGCGCTTTTTCTATTTCGTTTGATTTTCGTTTCCAATACTTATAGAAGGAAGGTGTGATGTTGGAATTAGTTACAGTTACAGACCTATCAGGGAATACAGAAATACTAACAGGGTTTCTGAATATATCTAGAATTCGTCGGGTAAATGGTGAAAAAGGTATAAGTTTTCTTCTTTATCCCACAGAAGAAAATGGACATTCCTTCCCGCTTGTACAAGAAGAAAATAAAGTTGAGTTTGATGGGGAAACGTATGTAATTAAATCATTGGTCGAAAGAAATGTAGGGAACACTTTTTATAAAAAGGCTGAATGTATACATGAGTTCTATGTGAAACTGATGAATAAGCAAAAGTATGCAATTCACAATAATAGCATGACTTTTCGTGATGCAGTTGATTTTGTATTTGAAGGGACAGGGTATCAAACAGTAATTATTGATCCATTTTACGCACAAGATTTTCAAGAGTTCGGTAAAGAAAATAGATTAGCTCTACTAAAAACAATATTAGAACGCTACAAGGCTGAAATGTTCATTCGCGGGAATGTAGTAAGTTTTAAAACGAAAATAGGTGAAGATACTGATTTTCAGTTTAGGTACAATTTCAATATCAAAACATTTGAAAGAGAAATTGATACGAAACCTCTTGCTACTTATATTCGTGGGTACGGTAAAGACGGGTTAGAGAGAGCGTACACCAGTCCAAATGTACATAAATTTGGGCTAATTGAAGCCGATTCAATAGATGATGAACGATTTACAACCATAGAGGGATTAGACAAAGCGTTAAAAGAAAACCTACAGGACACGCCAATTGTTCGTATGACAATTGACTTTATAGATTTAAGAAAAGCCGGATACCCTTACAATGTGCCAAATGAAGGGGATCGGGTTCTTTTAATTTATGAGCCAATGGATATCGATATTGAAACGCGGCTAATGGAGATAGAAGAAGTATTTAACGAGAAATTAGAGCCAATTGCATGCAGAGTTACCCTTGCAAATTATAAAAAGGATTTCGGTGGTACATTATTCCAAACCGTACAGAAAGTAATAAGTGGTTTTGTAAATGAAGACGGAAAGATTAAATACAATGCTCTAGATGAAGCAGTTAAACGAGCAAGTGAAGCGATTAAAGACGCTCAAACAGAATTAACATTTAAAAACGGCATACTTGCAGTTGATCCAGAAAATCCAAATAACGTTGTAGCCTTCAATAGTGCTGGTATTGGTATTAGTAGGGATGGCGGAAAAACATTTAAAGAAGCATTAACGTATGAGGGTTTAGTCGCTTCAGTTGGTGTTGTCGGTCAATTGGAAGCAAATAACATTCGTGTTGGTCCAGGTACATTTTTTGAAGACGGTTATGATCCCTTAAAGGTTTCGGACAGATTAGAAACCCTGATTGATAATGTGTCCAAAGACAATGTAATTAGCGTAATTGAAAAACAGTATCTTAATACTGAATGGAATAAGATACAAAATGAATATGTGTCTATGATACAGATCGCACTTGGTTATTGGAAAGCAGAAGAAAAGATTGCGGAAAGAGACATGTATATCCAAAGGTATAACGAATTAAAAAACTTTTTAACAGTTTTGGTTGATGAAAATAACAAGGCTGCTATTTTAGCACCTTCAAACATGAAAAAAGATTCTATAATTGATGGCGAGCTATATAAGAATCGTTTGAAAAACTATTTTGAATCACAAAATATCTTGAATGGATTAATTGTATTAAAAGCTAAAGAAATAGCAGAAACGGCTCAAAAAACAACGGAAAATATATCAAAGACATTATTAGATTTTGTGGACGATTCCAAAATCGACATTATGGAACGAAGATATATTAAAGAACAACTAGCAAATATAATCGGAACAGTGTTGCCTGATACAGCAAATACTTTGCCAATCGTTACCGCCTTAGACAGTGGAGGGAAAGGTGAGTTTTATTCTATTCGTAAACAGGCAATCAACATAGGGATACCTACTTCAGATGCGAACTATGTCGCTGTAGCAACCCAATACACGAATTTAAAACTATTTCTAGAAAATCTTACACCAGTTGATGTATGGGATACTTCTATCGGAAACAAAGATAAAGTTATCTCAATTAACCCTACTGTATGGAGCGATACGTGGCTCAAATACTATCAAGCTGTAGATGCTCTAAGTGAAGTTATCCAAGCGAAAGCGAAAAAGAATGTGGACGAACAAACATCTGGTGGAAGT